AAACAAAAAACTTTTTTGGAAAACTTAATGAAAGAAAATGAAGAAAAAAAACATAAAACCAAAAATTTTGTGAAACGAAATTTTTATTTTGTGCAACGAAATTTTTTACGCATGAACTCTATAGCCAGCGCCCGTTAATGCTTTTAGTGCAGAACTGCCTTTCTGTGCGGCTTGAATTCCTGCAGCATATTCAGGAGCAACCATCGAAGCAATAGGGGCAGCTGTATTTATAACATTATGAACTCCTCTTACTCCCTTTCTGAAACCTTTTTTAAAATCCTTCCACCATCCCGAACCCTGTAAAACTGCACTTTCATCAAAGGCAACATCAGAAACACCTTTCAGGACTGCATTTTCAACAACAGATTTCGAAACTCCTTGAATAATTTCCAATTGGTTATCCATTGCAACGAGACGACCAGACATAAATGCAACAACATACAAATCATAGGCTGCATTTGGAACGAGATTTGCGTTATCCGTTCTAAGACCTGTAAGAGCAGCCCATTTATTTGCAGAAGTATTTTTAATTGAACCAGAAACATCTAACGTATATTGCTGGTTACTTCCTGCAATAAATCCGGCTAGGTCACTTGCTGTTAATGATAATAATAAGACAGAACCCTGAAGATTAGAAAACTCGGGATAAGATTGAATAGAGCCGTTTCTGTGAGCTGTCTGGTATAATTGTGCAGAAGTTGCACTAGAAAGACCACCACTATCACTATCAGTTCTGATTGTTAATTTCTCAATTACGGCAAAGTTATCAGCTTCCCAGCCTCTCCAATCTGCATAAGAACCCACATCGGTTCTCTGTTTTGCATAAATAAGAAGCTTCTCGGGAACTGTATTCAACATAAATTGACCTGTTGCAAATGAAACGCTATTGCCAACGACGCAATCGCTAATCGGGAATGTTCTAACGATGACCTCCTGATATGGCATACTCACCTGCTTGGGAATATTCTCAGAAGGGGCATAAGTTCTGAAGAGCAATGATGGTTTTGTTGTGGTCACAAATGTTACAGCTGGATGAACCGCCCCATAAGCTGTTCCATTTGCTCCAACTAATTGACCAATTTGAACCATACCAGAAAGATTATTCATAACAGCATCGACGCGAACAGTGGAAATATTTGCCAAAGATGACCTCTCAGAGAATCCTCCAAAGAAGGGATGCAAAAGAGGTTCTGTGATGTTATATTTAAGGGTTAAAACGGTATTCGTTGCATCCCAATCGGCACTAGATGGAAGCCATGACCCTCTTGTATGTCTATCGGCTTTAGATTCAGTTACACCATTCTTGAAAAATTGAGAATTTCCCATGCGGGGCTGTTCAGTTCCTACGGTTCTTCCCGAAGCTTGAATATTATTTGCTGGGTCAGGCTGTGAAGGACAGCACATTAATGTGGCTTGGTCGAACCATTCTTTATTATGATACATATTCATTGCTGCAATTAATTGATGCGGCTGGATGGTTTTTGAGTTATTGTTTAATGTGACTGTTAAAGCTTTGCACACACGATTAAATGGGAATGATGCTAATGCTATATCAGAATTTGCTAAATCAGGCTGAGACGCTGCATTTACAATTTTTACAGTAAATTCATAATTAATTAAAACAGTTCTATCGAGAACAGTATTGGGAGATAAGTTTAACGTAAATGAAAGAGATTGGTCTGAGACTGAATCACATGCGACTGTAATTTCCCTAGTGAGGGAGCTTGCAAATACAAGCGGTTCAGGAGAATAATTTTTATTCTCATGAAGAACTTCAAAAGGACTTGATGAAACGAGGACGGGTTCCATAATTTGGGTTTAGTTTTTATATTATATATTATACTTTTTAAAAAAAACTATTGGAAAAAATAATATTTAGTTTTCTTCGAAAACATTTCAAAAAACTTTTTAAGAAAAACTTTTTTGAAAAAGTTAAACACACTTTTTAAAAAAAAGTTGAACAAAAAAATATTAATAAAAAAATAAAAATAAATAAAAAAATAAATAAAAAAATAAATAAATAAACAAGTCTTTGACGTTGCCTTGTAAAGGCAACTAAATATTTTTGTTCAACTTTTTCCAAAAGTATTAGCGATATAAGATTGGGATAATCCATATTCCATAGAACAAACATTCGATAATATCAGTTTTCCCTTATTTTCAATAACTAAATACAAACTCCATCTTGTAGGTGCAAAGAGACCCCCTGTTCTAGCTCCATTGTGATAAGAATCATAACAAGTATTAGTAAAATTAACAGATAATTCAAAACTAAATGGTTCTAATGAACCTGCAATGTAATGAGATACATCTGACTTTTCTAAATCTAGACATAAAACCGAACCCGTCCAATTCGAAAATTGTTCCCAATTTCTATTTAGCCCATTACGTTTTCCCATTTGATATAATTGATATTGAGAACATTGGCTAAATAGAGATTGGTCTTTTTGTGTAACCATTTTAATATTTGTTATACTACAATAAGAATCTGCTGAATAGAAATTAGAATAACTTGAAGTAGGTGCAACAAATGCATATATTTTATGCGGAACTGATGATAAACATATATTCTTTGTCTCGATAATAGAACTGTTACCAACAGTAACATCAACATTATTTGAATACTTTAATACATTATAGTTAGAATATGGAACATTAATAATAGGATTAACTTTAACGGTTGGAACATAAATCCTAGTTAATAATTTGGGTTGATAGTTATTAAAACTAATGCTAAAATTCGATGGCAATTCATATTCATATGCATTTGCTAAGGTTCCAACAAAAATACCTGCTTGAAATATTGGCTGTAATGAATTAAATTCAAGATTTACAGTAAAATTATTAATATTTGCTAAAGTGCTATATTTTTTATCATTTAAATATGGATGCCATAATCTCTCAATTATGTGATATCTCAATGTAACTTGATTTGTATTTGCTATTGTGATTTCTATGGGTCTATAATGTCCTCTATGTCTTTCTTCTACTCTTTGATATAATGAATTCCTATAATGAGAGTCCCCAATCATATTATTAGCTTTCCAATCTGTAATACTTGGAACATTACTATTTAAAATATCATAAGCTTCTGCTCTGGATTGTCCAAATATATTATTTACTACATCAGGTATTTCTAAGGACGAGGTCATATATTCCATGTCTTCATAATGCGATAGCGAATTTCTAATTATACTATTATCACATTCTAAAACACAGCTAGAATTTAAATTGATTTTACATTTCTTCATGACTCTATGAATTGGGTTCTGTGATAAGGTAAATTCGCTATAATCAAGAATAGGATTCATTGGAGTATTGCCCTGTGCTGGTGTTGTAAATTTAACAGTAACCTCATATTCAATAAACATCTCTCTATCGATTAACTCGGAATTATTAAATCTACCATCAAACATTATGGCAGAATCATTATAAGAACATGCAGGGATACTAATTTCTCTTGTTTGTGAGCATGGAATAACTATTGATTCTTCATATTTCTTTAAACTTGTATAAGGATTGCTATAGCGAAGCATTTGGAAAAATTTCACTGCGTAAAATTTTTGGGTTTAGTAAAAAATCTCTTACTGTATATATATACATTTAAAAAAAAATTGAGTGCTTAAATTTTAAGTGAAACAAAACATTTAAAAATTTTGCGCAGCCCCAAATTTTTTACGAAGTGAAAAATTTCATGGACTATATAATTTCAGATATTAAAAAAATATCATTTTCTGATAATGATATTAAAAAGCTTTTGGATTCATCGATTGCTGACGTAATGGATTATGATGTGTTAAATACTGTAGAAGATTTTTCTAAACCTATAATTTTCTTATTACAAAAAAATAATAGAGGTATTGGTCATTGGGTTTGCTTGTTATTTCATGATGCATTCAAGATAATAGAATTTTTTGATTCTTATGGAAATTCTTTTAAAGAAAACTTATTAATAAGTAATGAACCAAACTATTTATATCATATTATTCAAAATAAGATTAATGAGGGATATAGTTATCATGAAAATGATATCCAATTGCAAAAATTGAATGCTGAAACGAATACGTGTGCATTGCACTGTGTATTACGTGTA